CGGGTAAAATAAAGCTGCCCGTCTAGAACGCTAGGGCCTGAAAGCTCAGTCAAAAGCGATGCAACCTCCGGGATTGCGGGCGCTTGCGCGGGCGCTTCGACTTGCGAGGGAAGCGAGGCTTGCGCCGCGTCGACGGTGACGCTTTCGGCCTTTGGTTTGCGGGAACGTGGACGTGGCGAAGGAGAAGAAGATCGACGTGATGCCATATCTGTTTGAACTACCGTTTCGTTGATTGCCAATTAGATGAGGCGCACCATCTCGAACGATGGGCGCACGAGAAGCTGGTCGGCCTGAAAGCTCACGCCGAACACTTGAAGAAACACCGGTCCTGTCGGCGCCGTGGGCGTAAGGCGACCATCACGACCGACGAAAAGGCGCCCGGTCGACGTGAGGCCAAGCATCGGCAGAACACCGAAGTAGCAAACGGTGCAAAGCGTCGATGCTTGCTTGGAAACGAGCACGCCCACCGCCGGCATCTTGGCGAAGTCCGTAGGGTCAACGCGCGTGACTTGCTGCATGCCTGCGACGGGAGGCGATGACACATAGACCAGGTCGCCCGGCACGTCGGTCGGTTGGCAGTTGGCCAAGAACGTTAGCGGCTCGTCGAGTTGCGACGGGTTGGTACTGTTTGCCGCCCCTAACGTGGATGTGATGAGCGACGTGATGCCGCTGACCGCTCCGGGTTTGGGGAACTCGACAAGCTCCTCTTCGAGCGCCGTGTCGGTGAGGTCGTCGAAGGCTCCGAGTATTGGAGTCTCGCGCTCGGTGACAGCCAGCGACATTGTGACCGCTGGAAACGTAAGACCGCCTCCGGCTTCCCAGTCGCCGTAGGTGACGTCGGTGCAGAGAATCTTTTCGAGGTTGGCGTAATCAGGACCGAAGACGCGAGCGTTGCCGTTCCATTGCGAATCGCAACCGGCTTCAATCTTGGCATCAATGGTGCGTGCCACGACGCGAAGCGCGGGCTTTAGGCGTTCGCGTTGCCCTGGCGAAAGCGGCGGCAACACGTAATGCAGCTTCCACTCGTTTTGCGAATGTCGAAACGATGTGGAATGGTATTCGTTTGAGTCACGAACGCGCTCAATCGCCAGAAGTGGAAACCTCGCTTGCTCTTCGGTGAGGTAGGCTTGCGGCGAGTCAGGCAGCGCATAGGCCACCGCATAATCAAGAGGCGCCCCGCATGCCTCGGCTTCGGCGACAATCCGAAGCCCGACATACCTGTTGATGACGTGCTCGAAAAACTCCAGGCACCAGTACACCGAAGGGTCGGCGTCTTTGAGGAATGTGTTGGTCGTCGACGACGAGATCGGAAAAACCGTCGCGCCCTGGCCAAAGGCGGAATACTCCAAGGCCACGGGTTATTTCCCTTCGTCGTTGAAACGGACGATTTGCGTGCGAACGTGCCGGCCAAGGCGGTTTTGCAAAAAGCCTTCGGCCAAATACCCGGCAGCTTTGAAAAAAGGACGGGCTTTTGTTCCGGGGTGATTGACCTCAAAATCTTCAAACCACACCTGTTTGCGTTCCCACCAAAAGTAAAGATTCGGAACGCGGCGAGCGCGAATTGGGTGAGGTTTGGTGCCTTTTTCGACCCAGTACGCGTATTTGGTTTCGTTGATAATGAAGCTACGCATCTGAGCGGGAACAAACTCGGCGCGCGTGGCTTGCCTGAGTGTTCCTGTGCGGTCTTCAAAAAGGCGCGTTTCTTGAGCGTGCTTTTTGGCGTAGCGCGCGGTGTCTTGCACCACGAACTCCGTCCATTGCTCAATTTGTTTTCCTAAGTGGTCAAGAGCTTCAACAAACCCTTTGCCGCTCATGTTTACAATGGCGGTCATGGTCTTTCACCGGTACGGCGCACAACAATCTCGCTTCGAAAAAGGCCGAATGGGTTGGCGTCCACGCGCTTGCAGAATGCCCCTTCACTCGGCAAACCTGGACCTTCCAAGATAAAAAACACCTCGCGCGCGGTAGCGCTTCGAGGTGGATCGATAACGGAATCCGGCGTTCCGCCGGTCGCGTGCTCAGGCGTTAGAGGCCCCACGCGGAAGTCGCCTGATGCGTACCGTCCTCCGCTCGCAACGATGTCTTGCGTTGTGATGGGTTTGATTTTGACGTTGTAGCCGGCGTTTGTGAGCACCGTATCAACATCGGTGTACGTGCCCACGCCTGGCCTTGGCCCCGTCCACGTGCGCACGCGCACCGTGACCGAATGCGGCCGTAGCCCCAGCTGCGATGGGATGATGCCTCGCAACTTTTCGAGGGCTGGCAATAAGCTCGTGCGCAGTGACATCAGTACGCGCTCCGACGCGCATCTTGCGAGGCCGTAAGGATGGGCGCAGGAGCGTAGGCGTCGGCGCGCGGGAACGTGTCAAGCATGCGTGCAAGCCGGTGGATGTAAATGCGCCCTTCCGATCGAAGGCGGGCTTGCTCGCGAGCGGCGTCTAGGCGAAGCTCGCCCACAACTTCGGTGGCCGCTTGTTGGTCACGAAGCGCTTTGATGCGTACGTCAATGTCGTGAAGGTCGACGAGGATGGCTTTCGCGGCAAGCTCGGCGTCATTCGTTGGGCGTGTGCCACCGTCGGCGACGCTTTGAATGGCAGTGATGGCGTTTTCAAGCCTTGGATCGGCCTGCAAGTAAAGCGAACCGAATCCCAAGTAGGTTCGGATTTGAACGCGATCGCCTTCTGAAAACGCCACGATTTGCCTATTTCTTCTTTTCGGCTTCTGCCGGTTTGTCGGCTGCCTGAAGTGCCTTTTCCGCTTGAGCTGCGCGGGCAGCGGCAAGCATCATCTCTTGCTCGGCCTTCTGCTTGGACATTTGCGCAGCGACAAGAGCTGCTTCGGCCGCTTTGCGTTCTTGCAAGTCGGTGTCTAAAAACTCAGCTAACTTCAATTCGGGTTTATCCAAATTGGTAAGCTGAGGAGCTTCACCGCCAAGGATCACGCCGTTGTGAACGCGCTGAATGGCAAAGTCGAAAATGCTCGGAATCGTTTTTTCATCGCCCGGCGCAAACTTGTAAAGCGTCGGTTGATCGTTGTCGATCAAGATGAATTGCTGGACAAAGTTCTTGTTGTTCTTCCACCGCGTTGTTTTGCGCTCGGTGGGTTCTACAGGTGCTCGCATCCGGTCTCCTTGGGGTCAATTCCCAAGTACGACGAAGCCTTGAACACAGTTTGCAATGACCAGAGCGCGTGCAGGAGATGTGCGCGCGAGGGGGGTATGAGCGCGCACGCAAACACGCCGCTATCATCGCAAACGCGTCAAGGCTTCGTCGCGTTGGGAAACTTGTTACGCCTCCAGCAAGTCCTTGATCAGGACGTGCGCGTTGGGGCGCCTAACTTTGAGTTGCAGATAGATTTCGACAACGAACTTCACGCCGCTTCCCGTGCGCCCAAGCGGATAGCATCGGGCCATCAGTGGCGTCTGTTCGCCTTGCTCGCCGTTGCTTGATTCGAGTGACTTGCTCATCGTCTGCACGCCGTCGGGCGACGAGCCCGGCCACGGCAGGTAGACAAGCTCCACCTCGTCGGGGTTTATCATGTAAACGCAACCGGCGGTGGCGTTACGGTCGCGAACGACCGGTTTGCCGCGCCAGTAAAGGTTGTTCGTCGAGCCCTGAAACGACTGCACAGGACCGCGACCGTCGTTCACGACGCGAACGATGTCGGTGAACAATCCTTCGTACTTGGTATGGATGGCGGCCGTCGTGAAGAGCACGGAAGGCTCCATGCCGCTGCTGATAAAGGCAAGCTGTTCCCCGCCCGCGAGCAAGGAGAGCGATAGAGCGCGCCCCGTGCCTGCGTTGGAGGATAGGTTGCCGGCCCACTCAGTGACCGTCGCCTTGTTGATGCCGGCGTAAGAACCGCCGGTGCTCAAAGCCGCATCAAGACCGATGATGCTCGGTGCGCCATTGGACGTTCCCGTGCCGGAAAAGAGGTCCACGTTGATCTTTGAAATCAACTTGGTGATTGCGCCCATAAAGCGCTCACCAACCATGTCCTCCAAGGCCGTCGCGCTTGCAATGTTGTTTGCCGCCGCGATGATTTCCAGGTTTGAAAGCTGGAATGCCGAACGGTACTGCCCCCACGGCAAGATGGCTTTCGTGACAGGGTCGGTCGAAAACTCGCCGCTGGCCACATCCGAACCTTCAACGAAGGCATCGGCTGTCGCGCCCGAGTATTCCACATCCCACGCGATGTTTTGACCACCGCCCTGCCCGCCACCCGCAACAGCGCGGAGCGTACGGGCGAGGATGGCTTGCCTGTTCCACAGGCGGCTGATTTGCGGCGCAAACGTTTGAGCAAGAGCGCCCGAAATCGAAGAAAGGGTTTCAGCAGCCACGGTAAACGTCCTTCAGGACGGGCTCACTCCGTGCCGGTGCCACCAGGACCAAACTGCGACAGAATCATTCGCGACAAGTCGCCGCGCTTCATCTGCCCGCTTTGCACAGTCTTGGGTGCAACGCCTCCGCCTCGGTCGCCCGATCCCGTTACCCCACGAGGCGGCATGTAAATCTTTGCGTCGTCGGTTTTCGCCCAACTCCGCAGGCCTGTTTGAAGGTCAATCTCACTGCCGTCCGCGTCGCGAAACACGAGGCTTTCGCCGTCGTCTTCCCAACGGACACGCTTTTCCGCATCGACAAGAAACCCGATCGCTTGCTTGGTGTAACGGCTGTCTATGCCGTGACGAGCAAGCTCTTCGGAGAGCTTTTGCCTCAAGGCCACGTCGCGTGCGCGTGCGCGTTCGGTGTCCCGTTCGGCTTGGCTTTTTCGGTTTTGCTCTTCAAGCTCGACAAGTTTTTTCTGCAACCCTTTGACAAATGGGTTTTCTTCCAACTTGTCCGTAGGAGATGCATTTGCCGCAGCGTTTGCCGGCAATTTGGCTTGCACAAGCTCTTCGAACTTCGGAATGAGGCTCGCGACCGATTCCGAAATTTGATTTCCGAATTTCTTTTCGAATGCCGAAAACCGGGCCGTGATGGCGCGGTTGACCAGCTCGTTCAACTTCCCTTCGGTGACGTAGTTGGGGCCAGACGTCTCGCCCTGCGACGATTGCGGCTCGTCGTTGCCGTCGGTTGCTTCGGGCGCACCGGTGCCCTGCGGTCTGACGTTCAACGTCACTCCGTATTGCAAGCGCCACTACGCGGGCGCCGTTGCGGTTGCAGACTGCAACGATTGACGAAACGAATCTTTGGTTGCGCTCAGTGCACGCGCGCAGGTTTTGGAATCACCGTGCACCGGCAGTTGGCGTGCAGCGGTGGCCACTTCAAATTGGGGTTTGGTGTCATCACCATCCCGTCGCGGTCTTTGCAGGCGCCGCAGGTGCGCGAGTCCAAAAGGGCCGACCAGGTAAGGACAAGGTCTATGCCTTCGCGCGCGGCGACGGCTTGAATGCGCCGCATCTCGTCGACAAAGGTTGAGCCCACTTCAAACACAGCGGCCGTCGACGCTTTGCTTTTGAGAAGTTTGCGCGCGAGCGCAAAGTCTCGCCGCGATCCATTTTGCATGGCCGAGGCGTGCGCTTTGGCCCACGCATCTTTGAGAGCGTTTGCCGCCGCTTCGGCAGAGAGGGCGTCTTTGGCTTTGGCCGCCACGGCAGTCCTGTCGCGAAACGCCGATTGCCCAAAAAGAAAAAGCCCCATGGCCATCAGGGCTTTTTTGATAGCTTCTCGGGTTTTGGCCCGCTCGGCTTCAAACTCGGTGACAAGGCGCGACTTCAAATCCGTGCTGCGTGCGGCAATCGTGCGGTAGCCCGATGCATCGGCAAACGCGTAACCTTCTTGGTCGTCAAAAGGCTGGCGAAGGGACAAGTCACCAACGAGCGCAAAGCTCGACTGGCCCATAAGGCGCAAAGCCGCGTTCTCTGTCGCCCGCTCGCGTTTGATGTACAAAGCAGCAAGGGCGAGGGCTTCTTTCGAAGGTTCCTCGCCCTTTTGGCGTGCCGTCTCCGCCACGGCTTAGGCTTTCACCTTGGCGTCGTCCTCGTCGTCCTCGTCGTCCTCGTCGTCAGGAAGCGAGACGTCGGAAGCGGACGCGTCGGGAACGGGCATGCCGTTTTCGCTTTCGTCCTTTTCGGCCATCTCGTCTTGTTCGTGCTTGGCGTGAAGGCCTTCTTCAATCTCGACGCGCACTTGCTCTTGCACTTCGGGGGCAAGGTTGGGCATCAGTTTCATGGCCATGTTGGTCTTGTAGGCCACTTGCCAGGTGGTGCTCGGGATGTTGATGAGGTCCATGTTCACCGCTTCGCTCAAAAGCGCATCGCGGTCGTCGCCCGAGTAATGGTCAAGACCGTGCGGCTGCCACACAACGTGTTCCCCACGCGCGTCGGCAACGCACTCGTACACCTCGACGCCAAACGTTCGCACCGCTTGGCCCATGGCCGAGAGCACGATGCTTTCGGCAAAGCGGTCCATCTTCTTGCTCTCTGCCGAGCGACGAAGCGAGCCGGCATCGTTTGAAATGCTCGCGGCCATCTGCTGCACAACCCGGAAAAGCTCGTCTTTGAGTTCTTGAATCTGCTTGTCGATGAGCTGGTAGGCCATGCCGTGGGGCTCGGCAAAGGTGATGTCGTCGTCTTTGCCGACAACGATGAAGCCTTGCGCCTGAAACCTCCCAATAGGGTCGTCGCCACGAAACGGATCTTGCTGCTTTTCCGACGGAAGGGCGTGGTCGATCGAGGAGATTTCGGGGCCGAGTTTGGCCACGGGAAGCGAGACAAGGGATTTGTTTTGCGCGGCATTGAGCGCGCTTCGCCTTTGGTAATGCTCCTGGGCCACCATGCTAATCTTGTCGCCCACGCAAAGGCCCGACGGCATTTCGAGCTTCAAGATTGGAATGCGCGTGAAGCTCGTCATGCCTTCGGCAACGCACTCGACCATCACGTCATCTTTGGGCGTTTGGCTTTCGGCGTATTCAATCCGGTAAAGCTCCCATTGCGCATAGCCGTTTTCGCCAATGCGCCATATTTTGAACTCCTCAATCACATTCCCGCGCCGCTCTTCGGGCGCAAGGCGTTTGATTGAGCACCTGTTCAAAACCGCCCAAATGAGCTGGTCGGTGTCATCGCGCAGCCAGTCGATGATTTGCTCGTTGGGAAGCTCAAACACGTAGGCGCGCAAAAGCCCAAGCTGTTCTTCTTCGTACCGGGTGACAACCTCGATGCCTTCGTTGACCGGCATGTCGACAACCACAAAAGCCGTGCGCTTGCACAGGGCGGTCGTCAGCACTTTGCGCAGGAGGTTTGCAAACCTTGTCCCGCGCATGTCGCAGTCGTCGGAAAATTGCTGGTAGAAGGTTTCATCCGGCAACGTTCCAACGGTGTTTGGATTGCTTGCTTCGGCCGATGGGGTCAGCGTGAAGTCTTGGCTAAAGAGGGCGGCGACGAAATAGTCGACAATTTGCCCAAAGTAATTGAGATACGATGTGCTTTTGATTCGGTCGCGGTAGCGCGGTTCGGTTTCGCCAACGATGCGCGGGATATGCCGCTCGGCGTTTTTGCGCATACGGAATCCGCCAAAGTACAAGTCGTCCAAAAGCTCCCATTCGCTTTCGCGGTAGTCGGGGGATTTTTGGCGGAGGATGCCGTAAGAAAGCGGTTGGCCCAAAGGATTGCCGAATCAGTAGGAGGGAAGGTTGGCGAGGTTGCGCACGGCCGTCGGTCCGCCGAATCGCGAAAAGATGGCGTAGCGAAGGGCGTCCATGGCGTGGTTGTATTTGTCTTCGACCGCTTCCAGTACTTCGGAGCGGTTTCGGGGATTGCGCTTTCGGCGGTAGAGGCCAAATTCGCGAATGGTGTTTCGGCAGCTTGGGTCGACATAAAGCCGGGCGGCGCCTTGGCTTGATTCGTTTGTGCGAATGGTGAGCCGGTCTTGCACGGCGGCAACGCCAGGATCGATGGAGTTGTCGGTTTCGGCGATGCGGGCGCCTACTTTGCGGTAATCCTCCACCCTATCGGGGCGCGACGGGTCGCAGTACCAAAGCGCTCGCGGGTAGCGCACCACCATCTCGCGGGCTTTGGCCGCCCACCATGTGTTGTCGTGTTTGGTAAGGTACACTTCCGAGAGCACATGGCAGATGGCGTCGTAGCCACTGCCGGCAACGCCAATAACCAAAAACACTCCGGGGTCTTCAAACCCGTGGTCGGCGCCAATGATGATCTCGGTCCACCGCGTCTTTGGATCAGGCTTGCGCACATGGAAGCCTTCAAGAAAGCTGTTGTAGACAAGGCCCTCGGCCGAGTCGAAATCGCACTCCCACTCGCGCTGGAAAATCTCCGGGGGCGTCGTCAAACGCACCTTTTCGACAAAGTCTTGCGAGACGTTTTCGGGCGCGTCCTTGTAGGTGGCGTGCACCGAAAAAAAGCCATCCGTCCCCGAGCGGCCAAGGTCATGCAGCTTCCACAAAAGCCCATGCCGGCCGCGCCTTGGCGTCCCACCAAGAAGGCGCATCTTGTGCGACCACGGCTCCGACAACCACGGCTGCACGATGGCGTCGTACACGTCCGGATCTACGTCGTCGCACTCGTCGACCGTCACGTAGTCGCACCGAATGCCGCGCACCGCATCGGCGTTTTCGGCCCCGAAAAACTGAATCCAGCTCCCGCCCGGAAACTTCACCCGGTACTTCGACCGGTCAAGCCTCCCGCCCAAAAACTTCCACTCACCGTAAATCTCCGCTTCAAGCGACGCGGCGTGCACGTCGACGGCCTGTTTGAACGTCGGCGCCAGCAGGATGGTCCGCACCCCGCGCATGCCATGCACGCCCGCCCGAGGCTTGCCGTCGTGCGCTGCCACTTGCAAATACCAAGTAAGCCTCTGAAACTTCGATTTGCCGACGCCTCGCCCCCACGGCGTCACCACCGTCATCCCAGGCTGAAGCGCCTTGTACGCCGCCGTCTGCGGACGATTCAGCCGCACATTGACTTGCGGCCGCTCGTCTCTCTCCTCGCCAAACTCCCCCCCATCGAATCCAAACTCCCCCCTATCCAGCGCCAACTCCCCCCCAATCACTTCTTTTTCGCCTTCTCCGCTTCCTCCGCCGCCTCAGCCAGAATCACGTTCACCACATGCCCGGCCCCATCCAGCGCCGCCGCCAACGTGGTCTCCGTCTTCTTCGGGGCGTCCAATCCCAAAAGCGCACTCCGGCGCTCCATAATCTTGATAACCCGGTCAATCGCCTTCAAATTCCCGGTCGTCGCTTCCCGGTAAATCCCAACCAGCATGTTGTCCAAACGGAGCTTTTCGTATTCGACAACTTCGCGCGTGGGCTCGGCGATGATTTCCCGGATGGCCTCGCGCACATGCCGGGCCGCCGCCGACTTGTCCGCGTAGTTCATCATCTTCGCAATCTGGTCAAAGGTGTGACCCTGTTTGCGCAACTCAAGCGCCTTTGCCCGCCGCTCGTACAGGGCCGCTTTGCGCGTATCCCGCTTTGAGGAATTACCCACTTGGTTTTTGCTTTGGCCAATTGCGTGCACTCTGCACGCAACTTTGGAAAGGGGGAGAATTTTTTTGGAAAACACCCCCCTCCCAAATTGACGGGGGTGTATGGTAATGTCGTATGCTCAGGAAGTGAGGTCGGTCGGGGAGATGGGGCGTCCAATAGTGGAAAAGAGAGTCATTAGTTGAAGGGGGGGGTCGGCCGGCCGGCGTAGTGCCTCGGGGGGCTCCCGATGGTGCCCGTCCACCGGTCTACGGTTGCGGCAACCGTTCACAAGCCTAACCATATCAACTGGTTAGGTGCCGTCGTGGAAAGTTTCGGGTTACCACTAGGGGGCGCCGGCAACAAAACGACACGGGCGACACGATGGTGCCTTGACAGCGCTCGGCCACCATGCCCTATTTGTCTCGCGCGTGCGTCCACAAACGTTTGGGTGGCGCCCAAGGGCGCGGGAGACGCTAGCGCGGGAGGATACAGCTCCCTGGCGCTACGAGACGCGTAGGCGCGACGATACCGTGTGGGGCTAGGGTGGGGGCCTACTAGCGCCGTTGACCGCGTAGTGTCGGCCCACGGTGAACTACGACGGGCCAGCCGTGGGGGTGTTGGGTGACTCTCCGCCCCTCCGCCCCTCCGCCCCTCCGAATCACCGAATCACCGAATCACCGAATCACCGAATCACCGAATCACCGAATCACCGCCTCACTGGCCCAGTACCCACGCGGGTCGTCTCGCCACCACGATGGGCACCGCGTCCCCTCGCCCCTGGCCACCTAGCCGGTGACGCGCGCGACTAGACTCCCGCCCTCCCCGCCCCTACCGGATGACGCTAACCCGCCGGAATTGCAGGCGAATCCGCCCGCTTGCCGCCCCTAACCCGCCGCACTGGCCTACGCGTGGACGGCCCGCGAACCGCCTAGCGGCCGCTAACGTCGCGAGACTACTAGGCTATCGGCATCGTAGGCGCCTACTAGACTCCGGCCCGCCGTGACAGAGACCGAGAGAGACTGAGAGAGCGCACACTGTACGCGTGAAGATTTTTCTCTCGTGATTCTCGACACTTGCGAGAAAAGAGAAAAAAGATTTGCGTGGCGACTGGACTAGTCGTCTAGACGTCCGTATATACCTATTGTGACGTTGACGACGGGCAACCTGGCCCACGCGGCACGGCACGGAGGGATGGACGGATGGATAGGATCAAGAGCAGGTTTCAACGTGAGGGCGGCACCTACATCATCAACGTAGGGTGCGTGTGGGTAGGTGGGATGGTCTGTGGGTTGGATGGCCTAACGGCTCTTGCCGTCAGTGTGGTCACCATGACCACACTTCACCTTATGGGCGAGTGACTCGGCAACGCACGCCGTCAAGCGTGCGCCTAAGCGCCTACCTTGCGGGCGTTTAGGCGTGGGCTTGACACGCCTACGGACAATCCAGCCTACGGCGATGACGGTGACACCTACGGTGTAGGATGCCCCGAGCCGGCTGCCGCAGTGTGAGCGGAGAGCACCTTTGCGTGCGCACACATGGTGACACGGTACCCTCTTACCGTGCGTTCATTGAAAACCTACGCGCACATGGTGAGACGCCCGGAGCCCACATTGGGCGATGACGGGAACAAGCGGCCATGTGTGCGGCGGTAGGCCCCTTTGGCAAGGGGGCTTGCCTACAGCGTGCGACTTCGGTGGTGCGTTGTAGGCAAGCGGTAGCGGCAAACGAATCACGGGATACGTGTGTCCTGTGATGGCGGGTGCGACTACTCGCGGGCCTAAGGGTGTGAGCGATGGACGGACGAAAGGATGGTTCCCATGGGCAAGGCGCGATTCACGGAGACTCACTACTCAGTATGTCACGAGTGTTTGTTTGCCCTTGCGTATGACGAATACGATGGGGTTCCACCCGAGCGTTTTGGCGCCATTCGCAAGGGCGTGGAAGGTCTTGGTTGGGTAAGCGCTACAGGTGAGGAGCTAGGCCACGGGAGTGCCCCGTGCGATTGTTGCCGGAGCTACCTTCACGGCGACCGTTACCGCGCAACCAAGCTCGAAAGGGTCAAGCGCTAACGCCGCCAAGCGCTCGTATGAGCGCCTAAGCCGTGGCTTTTACACGGTTTAGGCCTTCATGTGAACGAGAGACGGACGGACGGAAAGGAGAATCTCAAATGACAGCCGAAAAATTGCGAGCGCTAATCGCGCTAACGGCTTCACCTGTAGAAGGCGAGGCACGCAACGCTGCTTTAGCGGCCTGCAAGGCCTTGCGAGAAAGGCCTGATTTCTTAGGCGCGCAAGCGCCCGTAAACAATGAAGCGCCGTTGCGCGCTGAAATCGAGGCGCTGCTTAATCTGCTGCGACAAAGAAGCATGGAGAATGAAGGTCTAAGGAGGGACGTGAGAATTTATGTGAACAAATTACGAGAATGCGAGTCAAAAATTATCGAACTATCGTCTCGCCTCGACCCCCAACAAGGCGCCGCCCCTAAAGCGGTTCCTACTCGTTTCGCGCGTTTCCCGGCGCGATTCCGTGGGCGATGTCAAGGGTGCAACGGCCAAATAGTGGTAGGCGAGCCCATTGCCTACGCCAAGGAACACGGGGCCTATCACGACCAGTGTTGCCCATCGTGAGCACTGAAAAGGCAAACAGACAGACGGACGGAAAGAAAGAAAGAAAGGACGGGTATTTCAATGGCACACGAAGTCGAGTCTATGATGTTTGTGGGGGCTACCCCTTGGCACGGCCTTGGTACTCCCGTGCCTGCAGGATGTGATTCCGAGACAGCAATACGAGCGGCGGGTCTTGATTGGCAAGTCGCTTGTGAGCCGTTATTTGCGGTGGATGGCTACAAAGCCGACACTCGATTGATTCGGCGAGTAACAGACCGCGCGGTATTGGGCGAGGTAGGCCCGGACTACGAACCACTGCAAAACGTCTCGGCCTTCCAATTCTTCGATTCGTTCGCGACGTCGGGACAAGTTGCCTACGAAACCGCCGGAAGTCTTCGCGGCGGAAAACGCGTATGGATACTTGCTGCGTTGAATCGTGACCCGTCGGTTATCGTTCGTGGTTCGGACGATATTGTGAAAAAATACCTGTTACTGTCTTCGTCACATGACGGGAGTCTTGCGGTACGGGTCGGCTTTACTCCGACCCGTGTGGTGTGCGCCAATACGTTGGCCGTTGCCCACAATGACGGGCAATTCCTCAAGGTCAAACACACGAAGAATCTCGCGTCGAATCTCGACGTGGTGCGCGAGTCGATTGACGCGGCCAATGCCAAATTCGAACTAACCGCAGACGCCTATAGGTTGCTTGCCCAGCGCGAAATCACGGCCGAAGGCTTGCGTGACTACGTCCTAGAAGTCTTCTCGCCCACGGCCTACGCTAAGGCGAAAAGCACTGAGAAAGCAGCGGTCAAACGCGCCCAAGAGCTTGCCCAACGTGGCATTATCGCCCTGGGACCAGCGGGCGGATTTGTTGACGACTCGGAAACGAAATCCCGAGTCTTACCCGAGGTAACGCGCCTTTTCGAATCCGGTCGAGGCAACGCATTGCCCGGCGTACGTGGCACCCTTTGGGCCGCGTACAACGCGGTAACCGAGTACCTCCAATACGAACGGCGCGGCGACATGGCGTCTCGCATGGATAGCCTTGTCTTCGGCCAAGGCGCCCAATTGTCTCGCAAGGCGTTGGACACTGCGATTCGCCTAGCAGCGTAACGGATGAGTGCACGGTAACCCGTGCGCCTAAGCCTCGTGACAGCGGGGTTTAGGCGTGAGGGTTACTTACGACAGACAGACAGACAGAAAGGACGGATATAGCCATGACCACGAACAATACCGCTAAACTTGTCACGATTGAAGGCGACGTTTTCAAGCGTGCACTGAAAGCTGCTCTTCTCGCGACAAGCAATGATTTTTCGAGAAAGCACCTTTGGGGGGTCTGTTTCTCAAGTAAGGACGGAAAACTGCGAATCAACGCTACCAACGGCCATTGGCTTTTTGATTATGTGTCGTCCGTCGAATGTCCTGACATTGGCGACGTCATAATCGACAAAGACTCTGTCAAAGGCATGATAGCGCTCATCGGCAAAGCGCCGGCCGTTCTGATTACCTGTGAAGACTCGACGGTCACCTTAAGCGCCGGCGGGATAAAGGCGTCCTACGCCAAAGTGGACGCCAAATATCCACAGGTTGACCAAGTTATCCCGACGGCGAGAGGCGCCATCGAATCCATCGGTGTTGACGCTTGCCTTATGGAGGCGATTAGCAAGGCGTTTCGAACAATGGACGATGGTTGTGGAGCAAAGGTAACCAGGATGACATTTCTCGGTACGATGGACCCAATCGTATTCGACTCGGAAAAGGTTCCGGGCCTGAAAGCCATCCTCATGCCTTGCCGCCTCTAACTCCTTAGCGCTCGTGTGAGCGCTCTAGCGCCCGATAACTCGGACGCTAGAGCCTTCACGCGAACACTCGATTGACTGAAAGACGGAAAGAAAGGACGGAACCCATGCTTTCACTAAAATTCGGGCGAACGGTAGACCTACGCCCCAATCCCGAAGACTCTCCCTACGTGGCCAAGTTACGAGCGGCCTTCGCCCTTGTAACGCCCCAATATCGCGACGAAACGCCACCTAGAAACGTTAGGGCATGTGTTGCCTTGCGAGACTTGGAAGCGGCCGGCATTAGCCTTGTTACCCTTGTGTATGCCGTTGAGTTTTTTACCGGCCGCAAGGTTAGCGCCACACAATTTAGGGGCACGTTCGGAGAGGCGTGCTTCTACGTCACGACGTGATGAGACGAATGAACGATGGACGGAAAGAAAGGACGGTGCGTTATGTGGAATAAAAATTGGAAGCTGCTACGCAACATCATTCGTTATGATGCAATTTGCCGATGGTTTCGCATCAATTACCCCGAGCAGTCTGCGGAGATTGCCGGAACCCAATGGCTTTTGGACCGCATCGATTTGGCCTATGACGTAATTGACCGTGAGGCGATGGCAATTCTCCCGTTCAAGGCGTTTCCGAACAAATCGTTTAGTCGCCAACCTAATGACGTAAAACGCGCCTACGGGCGCATGATGCGAATATTTTTACCGGAAGTTTTGGCTTATCAGCGTATGAGCCGAAAGGTCGAAAAGTTCGCCAAGCGCCAAGGTTGGCCAGGTCTGTATTCCTTCGAGGGGAATACCCATCGCGAAAGGTTCGCAACCTGTATCGCAGAACAAATGGGCGATACCCAAGCGCGCGTTCTGCAAGCCTTCGACTGCTACGTTGCTAAGTGAAAACGGACTGACGGACGGAAAGAGGGAAGGAAGTGTCATGAGAATCATCATCTACACGTCGGCTCCACAAACCTACGACTATGCCACCACACAAATGCTTGGCGTTGTGGCCACGCAACGGAAAGGTGCCACGCTATTGCGCAAAGTGTCGGTTCCCGACGATAAGGTGGATTACCAGGTTGCCCGATACCAATCGGGATTTTGCCTGGTAGCGGACGAGGCGCAAATGAAGCGCTTGGTAGACGTCGGGCTTGTGGAATTTATTTGAGCATCGAAAGACGGACGGAAAGAAAGGACGGTGCATCATGAATGAGGAGAAACTCACTCGGTACTCGGCAGTGATTTGTGGAGTCTTTGGTCGCAATCGGACGATTCATCGCGACAAGCGGGACTTGCGAACTGTCTCGCCCAACGAAGATGACACGTTGCCACAATGGTACGAAGAGAGCGCGAAGAAGGTGGCCCAGGAAGTTCGCCTGCGAAGGGGCTACGTCAAGATTGTGCGAGCCAACATTACCCAAGTGGACCATGGCGACGGAGTCCTATCCATCCTGTGGTCTCCATTCGACGATGAGCTATTGCACAAATATGAAGTGTGAATGACGGAAAGACGGACGGAGGCACCATGTTGACCAAGCAAGTTACGGCAAAAGAATTGCCGTCCAATTTTCAAATCCCATCCACCTATCACCTGCCCGTACTTGGGCGCGTGGTGAGCCGAGGGCGAACGATTCGGGTTCGCATCTTTGACGATACCTTCACGCTAAAACCAAAGGACCGCGTGATTGTCGTCGACAAAACAGTGGAATGAAACAGGCGGAAAGGACGGTGTATCATGAAAACGCAAGTATTTTATACTACTACACCTTGGGGCACGTCCTTTGTTGAGACGTTCCGAGACGATACAGGCACGGTTTCAATTACCCATAGGTGGGAGGGCGATTTTACCTACGTAGTCTTCAATGCATCAAAGGCTCACACAGAGCAAGTTGGCTTTGTGAGCCGATGCTACTCTTTTCGACACCTTCGACCGAAAGATATGGGGTTCGATTCCAAACGCGAAATGGCGCGTTTCATTCTTTCTCACAACGAGTCCTTTTTCTTGGAAGCCAAGAGAATGAACGGTGCAGACTTTGGAGTTGTACGAGTAATCCCGCGAACAGCCACGATAAACCGAGGCCTTCTACTTCGCCTAAATGAATATCCTGGTACGGTTCTTTGATTGAATTGACGGAAAGACAGACGGAAGGACGGTGCAAGATGTCGACGATATTTTTTGGCATAGACGAGTTGGCAAACGTCATCGTCGTCGCAACCAGTGCGCGGTTACCTAACGAGCGTTGGCGGATTCGGTCGCTGGCCAATCTGTTGGCAACGTACAGCTACCTAAATGCAGAGGCTTACAAGATACGTTATGCCAACGATCTCGAATCTCGCGAGATCGTGGGGTATACCGCCCAAGACATTGAGGCTTGGGTGCTTGCGATGAAGGAAGACGGAGATAATGGATCGTTCGCGCAAGCGGCTGGCTTTCTTCAGCTAGCGGCATACAACTTGGATGACTTCGACTTCCGAGAGATGAGAGGCATGCTAGACGGCTTGAGGATTGCCGTTATGGAACGATTGGACCGATACTCAAACAAGGAGCAAGGAACCTAACGCCACAATGCGCCTTCCCTCGTGGTACCATGCGTTCGCGCCACGCAAAGATGGACCATAGTTTCGAAAGAAAGGTGAATGGTATGGGCGGGAAAGATAGCGTCGAAAAAAAACGCGCTCGCGGTCAAAAGCAATGGGCATTTTGGGTGCCTGGTGACATTGACGCCGAGGCTCGCGACGTAGCAGCCGAACGTGGCCTACCGTTGCGAGCATGGATTCTGGAAGCGGTGGAGCGGGCGATTGATGACTATAAAAATTCGAAAGAGTAATTGCGCCCGATTTGGGTGAGGTTACTCTTTGCAAAGACGGACGGAAAGACAGACGGAAGGACGGTGCACGATGGACCGAGAGGGCTTTATTGTTTTTTTGCTTGGCTCTGGCGGAAGGCGTTGGCAAAAGGATGGGCATGACCGGGTGTACATTCCGGCGGAGATAGCGGCCAAGGCCATCGGCCTACGAGTGAGCCGCTACAAATCGGGCAATATCTCGGGCGCTACGCTCGACGGCGAGCGCGTCTCCAACACTTTGGCGCGAGAGATGCTTGAACAACTTGGCGGCGTTTATTTTGACGTGAAGACTAGCAAGTGGCGCAATGACCACGTCGATGTGGGCGAGGCTATGGAGCGTAGGTATGCCGCAAGCCCCATCCCTACCCCAAGGCTCGTACCTGAAAAGACGGGGGAAGTTTGCGAGCGTTGCGAAAAGTGTGGGCAAACGCCAAGCTATAGGCCGCTAATGCTTTGCACGCTATGTTGGCCAACGTGAATGAGAGATAGGAAAGAAAGGACGGATAGACGGATGAAAAGCCTTGAACA